CTAGTGTCGCTGGTAACGTCTACAGCACCATTGGACATAGCCAAGCCTTTGGTCATAATTGGTATTGAGCCAACACCGCCAATTGTTAGTGTAACTTTGCGCCCTGTAAAACCTTTTCCTGCTGCCATTTTTTTAAGCCTCTTTGTTTTGTAAAATAATTCTAAACCGTTGAACACCGTGAAGGGTTATACCGTCAGGGTCGCGCAGTGTTATTTGATTCTCTTGATACATATCAATTAAATCATAATCCGTCATTGTTAAATTTGCTCTGTGTAAAGCGTTGTAAATTGCTTTCTGTATGTTACCGATAACAGCAAAGTCTAAACTGTCAGACCAGCTATGCAGGTTAAATACACCATCAAAGGCTAGTGTAATGTCATTGTCATCACCGTTTAAATCTATGTCATATAAGACAACATATGGGTAATCATCAAAGCCCTGTGCTACGTGGGTAAATACACCGTTAGTAGTCGAGTATGTAATTAACTGGCTAGTCAATGCAGTATCAGCACGTAAGGCGCTAACTATCATCGACATAACCTGAACTTGTACGCTCATTTACTCGCCTTATTGATTGCTATGTTTGCAGTCTTAACAATGTTGTCACGTAAATTATTAATATTTGATCTAAGTGCTGGCTCTAGCCAAGGTCTAGGGAGCATCTTACTTGTGCCCATTTCTAACCATGCGCTGTAGTCTAAGTTTGATCCTACTGTGTAATGAGCATCAGACTCTTTCTCTACTGCAATACTAGCCACAAGCTTTCCTGTATCGGTGTTAGGTGCTGCGCCTGCACTGGCTGCTATGTGAGCATAAACACCGCCACCTTGACGGCTACGGCTAACCATTCGGCCAGCTGATTGAGATTGTATTGACTTAATGGCTGTCGTTCTTACTTCGTGAGCAGTAACAAACACACCTTTATCAACAGCATCCTGCATGTCAGCGCCTAAACGTCTAAGCGTTGCAGCTAGCTCAATATCGCCTGTAATTTTCATGCTCATTGACTAACACCACGCTCGGCCTTGATGACTAAAAACTGGTCAGCTTCCTCTAAGTTGTTGATGTGTCTTACCTGGTAATCAATCCCACGATAAACAATCTTCATCTTCTCAGTTAATCCGGTGCGGTATCTAATAGTAAAATCACTATAAGCTGTTGCGCCTAACTGGTCAGCGTGCACTAATTCTGTGCCGCTCATGTTCTTAATCTTTGCCCATACACTAACCACGTTTACCCATGATTCAGTAAAGCCAGTTAGCGTAGTGGTCTGTACTAAATCCTGTACAAGTACCTTACGATTCAGGTCTGCAATGGTTATATCACAGCATTTCAAGGTCTTTCTTCCCATTCTATAGCGTATGAGCCTGTGGCTGTGCCTGTAAACTGCAAGTAATAAGTGCCTGCTGCTAAATACCTGCCTTGCGCAGATTGGTCAGCAATGCTAGCTGATTGGCCTGATGCTGTTGCTGATTTTAACCAGGCAAAATCGCTGTAAAGATTGGCGTCTATTACGGCTATTGATCCACCTGTTGCAATGGCGCATTGGCCTACGTAAAACGAGCCGTTAAATAATGCGCGTGTTAAGCTGGTATTTTTGGCAAAAACAGGCAAATCAGTCCATATACCTGACGGTGTAACATTGTCACCGCGCCATGCCTTGAACTCATATTCACCCGTTGTTATAGTAAATGATTGGAATGACAGCACAAATTCAACTGGAGCAGTAAACCTAAAAACAATAGGTGATGATAGTTTGCGAGTAAATCTAAACTCTCTACCCTCAAAAAATGAAGTCTGAGCAACATCGACAGGTATCCTTGCAAACTCTTTATCTCTGCTTGTTGCTATATTCGGCATTGGTGCTGATATTATTCCTGTCATAATACTAACCCGCCCATTACAGCAAAAGGAGCTAACAACATGCCCGCGCCTGAGTCGTGGACTGCATTGCCAACATTACAGCCACCACGATGAGAATATATAAACGATGCAGTTACCATAATAGAATCAATTATTGGCTGTGGAATATCATCTACAGTGCCAAACCCAGCGGTATAAATAACTTCTAATGCAACAGTGTCATCGTCATACGTTGTAACTGTGTCAAATTCTAACTTGTCAGGCTTGCCGTCAACTATGATGTAATCGGTTGACAATACACCACCAAGTTTAACGCTCGTGACTGATACCAGGTTAGCGTATGGTAAATCAATCAAGCCTTTGTAATATGAGTTGTTACGCGCTACCGATGGAAAAGTGTTAGTGCCTATTGTTGGCCAATACTTATATTTAAGCGTGTACGTGCGCGTAAGCAGGTCTAATTTAAGAAAGGATATAACTAAGCTTGTAGCCATAGTTAAGCAAGAACTAATAGCGGGGTCATCACTGTCCAGCCGTGCCCAATCAGCAAAGTCATTTGCAAATACTGGGCTAACTAATGGGTCAGTTGTGACAATGCTGTAAGTCATCTATTTAGCTCTCGGTTTACGTACTTTCTTTTCTTTTGGTGCGTCGATTTTATTTTCTGCTGGATTACTTTCATCAGCAACTAACTCGACTAAGCCACGTTTTAAACGTTCTTCGGTTTGGCAATCGTTAGGCAAAAAGACAATCGAGTCTTTAACACCTAAATTTGTTGTCATTAGTAATCTGTATTTAAGCATTTGAATCACCTCTTTTGTGCATTATAAACTGGTTAGACCAGATAAACAAATAATGTATTTTCGTGTAATTATATTATGGTGGTGGTACAATTTTATTATGGCTAGGCTTAGCGGCTGAAAATTGGTTACACCGACCAATTGCCATAACCCTTTTTCGGTGCATATAACTAATGGTGAAGTTATGCTAAATCAAGAATATCTACAATCAATCCTAGATTACAATAAAGATACTGGCGTTTTTACGTGGAAGCATCGCGATGATGTTAGGCCTGAGTGGAATACCAAGTTTGCTGGTAAGGAAGCTGGTGGCATTAATAATATGGGATACTTAACTATTTCTATTAAAAACAAAAAGTATCTATGCCACAGAATAGCCATGACCTACTGTTACGGTGTAATGCCTGAGCAAGTTGATCATATAAACGGTAATAGGGCAGATAATAGATTAGTAAACCTTAGGTCAGTTAATAATTATATAAACTCAAGAAACCAAAAGCTACGCGCTACAAACACAAGTGGGCACAATGGAGTTTATTGGTGTAAGCGCAGAAATTTATGGTACGTTAGAGTTGGCGTGAATGGTGTAAACATTCATGGTGGGTATTTTTTAGATATTGAAGATGCTGTATCTAACAGGGATTTGCTAGATATAAAGCATGGCTACCATAACCTACATGGCACAAAAAAGGGCGCTTAGTGCGCCCTTCTATCTTGGTATAAATTACTATGCGGCTACTGTAAACAATCCAGTACAAAACGCTTTAGGTAAAGGTATTGCCAAACAATATCTTTCTTCAGCTAAGATGGCGACACCATTCTTAACAAAGTAATCACTGTGAGACTCAGACACACGTACTGAAACATCTTCACGGTCATAGATAACTGCGCCCATGTTGAAGTCACCGATTAAAAAGGTGTCAGCAGGCATGGCGTTAGTTACTACAACAGGGATACGCCATACTGATTCAGCAGCGCGACCAGTAGGCATTGATACCATTAAATAATGGCCATCAGTAGCTTTGGCTGTCTCTAGGATTTCCCAATCAGTAGGATTAAGCAACAAGCCGGTCATGTTGTAATACTCGTTAGTCTGTTCGATACGAATAGCTTTGCGAATATGGTCAATCATGGCAGCAGGCACATCAGCAGCAATAGTGCCGGAAGGCAGTTGCCCAGCGTTATTGATTGCTGCGTCTACTAAGATACCGTCAAGGTTTTGACCTGTGCCATCACCCAATAATAACTGGTCATCTGACTCTAAATCTAAGCCGTAAGATAAGCGATTATCAATCAAGCTTTGCAGCATAGGTGCGTCAGACAATACCTGGCGTGATGCAGCCATCCAATGAGCGATTGTGCGAACTGGCTTAGTTACAAGTGAATAAGTGATTTCTGATTTGTTTTTAGCAACAAATTCACCCCCACCCAAACCGGTAACTGTACCTTGTGGACCTGCGCTATTAGTGAACACGTTTTCGCGCATGAACTCAACGGCATTAGATGCAGTGGGCACAGTCGGGATAAGGTCACGAATACGGATAGGGCGGTTAGGGTTTTGAAATACACGACTATCACGGTCAGGGCGAATCAAAGCCCCAGCGCTAGCAGCTAAAGAAGTGATGTCTTTCTTCTCTAGTGTGAACGGGTTGTTTGATCCACGATTGTTCGCTTTCATTTCAGAAAATACATCTGACTCAACAAACAATTGACCGATTGATTTAAACTCTTGACCATCTACACCAAACTTAGGCGCATTAGCTTTAACTTCCAAAGCTTTAAGCTTATCATCCATTTTAGCGAATAATTCTTTAAGCTCAGTGTTAGCCTGTTCAAATTTAGCAATCGCGG